ATCTACGAACTTCTTGGTGAGGACATAAAGGTAGTTGCGCGTAGGTTGAGCATGGATCATACTTGGCTCCGCCGTATACTACACGTAAGCAACTCCATAGGAGACGATGATAAGATAGCACAGGCTCCTACATTGCAGTCCGCTGTGAACATAGTTACACGCAGGACAGAGCGGAAGAAGCAGGATGACTTCGCGCGGCTTGTAGATGAGTCCACTGTGCCGGAACCTGATGGAGAAGCACAGTCGGGGTCCGCGCCGAAAGGCTCGGCTAAGCCAAAGGCACCGAAGAAGCAGGAGATTATCCTCAACGAAAGCTTTGAGGAATGGGCACCCCTCTACGACGGAGCCAAGTTCAACATGCTGCACTGCGACTTCCCCTATGGGATAGACCACGGGAAGTCCGCGCAGGGCGGCTCATGGAAAGGTGCCTACGAGGACAGCCCGGAGGTGTATTGGCACCTGTGCCAAGTCCTTGCGGACAACCTTGATAGACTCCTGCTCCCCTCGGCCCACTGCATCTTTTGGTTCTCCATGAACTACTACCAAGAGACAGTGGACTTCTTTGAGGCGCGGACAGACTTCAGAGTATTCCCGCACCCACTCATCTGGCACAAGTCGGACAACAAAGGAATAGTCTCCGACGTGGAGCGCCGCCCAAGGCATGTCTATGAAACAGCCCTGTTCATGAGCCGGGGCGACCGCAGGATCATCCAGCCCATTGCGGACCTGTACTCTGCTCCCACGAAGAAGTCCGAGGGCTTTCACATCTCCGAGAAGCCCGAGCCCATGCTCAAGCACTTCTTCCGTATGATGGTAGATGGCCTCACCGAAATCCTCGACCCCACAGCAGGAAGCGGGTCTGCGCTCCGTGCCGCGGACGCGCTTGGTGCTCGCAGATGCGTAGGTCTGGAACTCAATCCGGACTACGCCAAGCAGGCCAACAACATGTTCAACCAAGCGCAGACACTACGCAAGCTATCTCAGGAGGCTAGCAATGAAGAGAAGGTATGAACCCGGCGCAGTCGCCTTCGCCGTAGTCACATTCATGGCAGCACTGTTCTTCATTGTATATGTCATCTCGTCGGCGAGTTGACCCTGCGGACTGGCTGAACGAGCGCCTCTTCGAGCCAGTGTCTTGCTCGGTATGCGACAAGTGCTACCACTCATGGGGAACGGGCCTGTGCGTTTTCGGAGGGCCGTTCCCACCTCACCTGTACCTGAAGCCGGAGACACAGGATGAAAGTAATATTCCTTAATGGCCCGCCGCATTGTGGGAAAGACTGGGGCGGAAACGCTTTGCATAAGAAGCTTTCCAGATCGTACCCTATCAAGTTCGCCGCGCCGATCAAGTTCATGATAGGAGCCATAGTCCACGAGCCGATCACGGTTATTGAGTCTAAGAAGGAGGACACACTTCCTTTTCCCTCAACTCAGATTGACACTTACCGGGAACTCATGATCCACATATCCGAGCAGTGGATGAAGCCTGACTTTGGTGATGACATCTTCGGTAGGCTGGCAGTCAAACGCATAGCCCAGTTGACTCCGGCCCCGGATTATGTTATTGTCACCGACAGCGGTTTTGCCGAAGAGGCACAGCCTGTTGGGGAGCTTGTGGGTTGGGACAACTGCTTGCTCATACACATCAATGCGGATGGAACTACGTTCGAGGGCGACAGCAGATCTTACATCACGCTGCCGTGCGCGAGCGCGACGATCCACAACGACTTCACTCCTGCCTTCGGGGAGAGGCTCTACAATGCCGTACAGCGCAAGTGGCCCTAAAGACGCCAAGATAATGATTGTCGGCGAGGCTCCCGGCCAGCAGGAAGAAATGACAGGGCAGTTCTTCATTGGCCAGTCCGGACAGGAACTCACCCGTATGTTGCTGGACGCAGGCATAAAGCGCGGGGATTGCTACATCACTAACGTGTTTTGGGAGCGCCCGCCGGGCAACAAACTCGATACCTTCTGCGCCAAGAAAGCAGAGGTGGGGAAGGACTACCACCTGCCCCCAATCGCCGCAGGCAAGTACGTCAAGAATGAGTACCTTCACCATTTGGACAGGCTTGCAGACGAGATACGCTCAGTCCAGCCCAATATCATAATCCCTATGGGCAACGTAGCGAGCTGGGCGATACTTCAACAGACTAAGATCACCACCATCCGAGGAACACTGTCTGAATGCACACTTGTTCCCGGCATCAAGGTGCTTCCCACATTCCACCCTGCGGCGGTTCTGCGTCAGTGGTCGTATCGTAGCGTTGTCGTAGCTGACCTGCAAAAGGCGGCGCGGGAAATGGAGTACCCGGAAATCCGCCGGGTAGTGCGCCACATTCATGTTCCCGACTCGATCCAAGACATACGGGACTGGCTTGACGAGTATGGCGTGCTACAGTGTCCCGATCCGCTGGCGTTCGACATCGAGACACACAAGCGCCAGATGACCTGCATCGGGTTCGCTCACACCAAAGACAATATCCTAGTCATTCCGTTCTTCATGCCTCCCAACGATAACCACTGGAACTTTGCAGACGAGTGCGCCGCGCTGAAGCTTGTCCATGACATTCTCCAGAGCCGCCGCCCGAAGCTGGCGCAGAACGGACTTTATGACATTCAGTATCTATGGAAGGAGTACGGCACCCCTGTAAGAAACTACCTCCACGACACAATGTTATTGCACCACTCCCTCCAGCCGGAGATGCAGAAGGGGCTCGGTTTCATGGGCTCCGTTTACACAGATGAGTTGGGCTGGAAAGACCTCCGCAAGGCAGCACAGATCAAGGAGACTAAACGAGATGAGTAAGAAGAAGCAAAGCCGGTACAGCTACATTGTCGGCCCGAAGAGATACATAGTGTATCCGGAGTCCGCATACGCTTATTTCAATGGGGAACTCGAGGAGCCGGAAGAGAACGATGCTGAGATCATCTTCACGCTCCCGCGTAACGAGTTTCCTGTCAACAAGAAGAGCATGATCTTCCTGCATATTCTTGATAGGGAAGAGGAGCAGATTGTCGCCAGACGCCAGCAGGACGTTGGCAACTGGATCGCCAAGTTTGATCCCTATGTTATTATCAAGAAGGAGCAGGAAGATGACAAGACAGACAAGCTCAGCTACGAAGGACTGTTTGGAACTACAGAAAAGCCTGAAGCTGGTAGTTCTTGAAACCCCCTACGCGGGCGACATCGAGCGCAACCTGCACTATGCTCGGGCTTGCATGAGGGACTGTATCATGCGAGGGGAGTCCCCCCTTGCCTCCCATCTCCTGTACACCCAGCCGGGCATCCTCGATGACGAGATACCTGAAGAGCGCGACCTCGGAATAGCCTGCGGCTTCGCATGGAACATTCATGCGGACTACGTTGTCATGTATACTGACCACGGAGTCAGTTCCGGAATGAAGCTTGGAAAGGAGCGCGCTCTCCGTGCCGGGCAGACTGTTGTGGAAAGGAAGCTCTATGCAGATCTTTAACACAGCGGAGCTTGATGTCAACGCCGAGTCTGAATACACCCGCGCTGACATCCATCACATATACAACGGACTCGACTGCGGCGTAACCCGTGAGGTGTTCGACACGATCTACCCGCAGCTTGACGAGGAGACCAGCAAGGTCTATCACTTTGAGCGGGCACTTCAAGCCCCCGCTTTAGAAATGATGCTCCGGGGCCTGACAGTTGACATAGCCCGGCGGCAGGAGATGCTGGACAAACTTCACCTCAGCCGGGACCGGGTACAGAACATCCTCGACCGCATGGCCCGTGAGGGGTGGGGGCAGGGACTCAACGCTCGCAGCCCAAAGCAGCTTGACGAGTTCTTTTACAAGGTCATGAAGCTGCCGGTGCAGTACAAGATGGACAAGGGCAAACGGCGCAGATCGACCGACCGTGAGGCAATGGAGAAACTCTACCCTTACTTCTACGCCCGGCCCTTTATCAACTGCATCAACAAAATTCGGGACCTGAGCAAGAAGATCGGAACACTTAACAGCGGCATCGACCCGGACAACAAGATACGGACAAGCTACAATGTCGCAGGGACAGAGACTGGGCGGTGGAGTTCCAGTGCCAACGCTTTCGGAACCGGGACCAACCTACAGAACATCACCGATGAACTCCGGGAGATATTTGTCAGCCCGCCGGGACGCAAGCTAGCGTACATCGACAAGGAGCAAGCCGAGAGCCGCATCGTTGCCTACGTGTCCGGCGACAAGGACTACATTCACGCTTGCGAGTCCGGAGATCTCCATACCACAGTCGCCACTCTCATATGGGAACACATCAAGGACCGGGCTGACGCGGACGAGCCTTACTACAGACACTTCTCCTACCGAGACATTTCCAAGCGGGCAGGCCATGCAACTAACTACGATGGCTCCGCTTACACCCTGTCCAAAGTACTCCGTGTCCCACGGGATCTGATTGACGACTTCCAGTTCGTG